GTGAGAGTAACCCTCTCACTCACAATTGCCGACTAGGCGGCGTCTTATGATATATCCTAGCATTTGCATGAAAGTACCTTGATATTTGATTGTAAATACCTTCTGTCGATGATTTACCTTGATATTGATTCGACAAACCACCCCCCGCTGATGATTTACCTTGATATTGATTTGGCAAACATCGGAATAAAGATGTAAAACTTATTCACCCCGTTAATGATTTACCTTGATATTGATTTAACAAAAGAACCACCAGGGTGACGGTGTAAAACTTACCACATTCACGATTTACCAAGATATTGACTGAATAAACAACTAATTTCCTTAGTGTCTTTAAATAGTCACGGGTTCTTTAAACACCTGGGTGACGGTGTAAAACTTACCAACCCCTATTCATGATGTACCAAGATATTGATTGAATAAACAACTAATTTCCTTAGTGTCTTTAAATAGTCACGGGTTATTTTAAATGTCTGGTCACCGACATTAAACGTGCCATCCAGGCGACGATGTAAAACGTGCCCTCCCTTTAATGAGGTTAAACTTATTCATCCAGGCGACGATGTAAAACGTGCTCTCTTTGTAAGGAGGTTAAACTTACTCAATAGATTTCCTTAGTGTCTTTAAATAGTCACGGGTTATCGCCCAATTCGATAGAAATATCAACCAACAGTCTCAAGCTGACCTTGAGTCCACAGATCGGAATAAGATCTGAAACTACCGGTTTCGGCGCATATTCCGATATGCACCGAGCTGGAGGATGTGATCTTTCCTAATTATAATGACTATAAAGTTAGGAATTGCTATCCGAAGATCCAGAGCCCTATTTAGGGATGGCCTCTGAGTGGCAGCCCCACAAATGCCAATAGTCAACCTCTTCTCCAACTATGGGTGTAGTTGGAACCAGGATTCGTTCTGGAGAAGTTGTAATTTCACCTGCTAATCAACAACAAACACAACAAACCGAACTTGATAATTTAACCGTCTTGACAACCGAAGTTACCACGGATGTATACCAAAGAGTTGAAGAAACTGCATTTAATGACGCTGCTGTTGTTCAAAATAATGAATCGACAACCCCAGCCTCTCAATTTGACAGTATTAACGAACTATCATCCATCATAGCTTTCTTGAAAAGACCGACCCTGATGTGGCAGTCTAAAATACTTGCTTCATCGCCTGCTCTCGTGCCTGTTTCTTCGCAAGAAGGGACTGCACCTGCACAAACCCCCCTAAAAACATTTTATTTCCCTCATGATTTAATGGTTTTAGGCAATAAATTTGACAAAATCAAGAACTTTGAATGGTTCAAAACTGATATTCGACTTCGAGTCCTAATCAATGCGAACCCATTCATAGCTGGTCGTCTATTCATCACGTACGCACCAAATGACAACACCGAATCTGGTTACACTAATGTAGATCGGAAAGGCAGAGTTGGTGTCACATCGTATCCCGGAGTAGAACTTGATTTGCAGACGAACACCGCATCTGAGATTATTATTCCTTGGATTGCAAAACCTGATGCTGAACAAGCAAAACCATCTTCACAGAATTTGTTTAGAGTAGACATCTGGCAGTTGTGCCCGCTTCTGTCATCTGATAATTCACTCTCAATTCCAATTCAGGTATATGCGTCTTTCGAAAATATTGATCTTCAGATTCCCACCCCCCTTGACAATACTTCCACTTACCGTGTTGAAAGACAAGGTAAAGAAGCTAAAGGAATCATTGGTAAGGTTGCTTCCGGTATCGGTAAGATAACGGGTGCAGCGAAGAATATACCAATTGTAGGAACCTATGCCGCTCAAGCTGAGTGGGCCTCCGACATCGTTGGCTCCGTTGCTAACGTGTTTGGATGGTCTAGGCCAGTGGAAGGTAGTCATGCCCCCCCCCTTTCGCACATTCCAGGACGAGGATTTTGTCAATTCACTGCTAAGGATAACGCTGTTATTCTAGCTATGTCTAATGACAACGAAATTGCAGAAACGGAAAACAATCTAATTAGTACCGCTGATGAAATGAGTGTAGAACATGTGTGTTCAAGACCCGGACTAGTAGACGTTATTGATTGGAATGTTAAACAAGATTACAATGATACTTTAGGTGTATATAATGCTAGTCCATTCGTTCAAGCGCCTAATTCTAGAGTAATTGTAACTGCTACAGAGCCTGTAAGATCCTTCAATGTGTTTGATCACTCACTAGCTGAATATGTTATTCAAGGCTTTCAAATGCACAGAGCTGATTGGGTATATAGAATTTCTCTCGTTAAAACTGCTTTTCATGTAGGTCGATTTGAGGTGTTTTTCATCCCTAATCGTTCCCGAGATTGGAATACTATGCCCGATTATAATTCTATAGATACAACAAATTGTTATCGACAAATTTTTGACATCACAGAACAAAGTGAAATGACTTTCGAAATCCCATATGTACATAAGTATAATATGCTTCAGAATTTAGAAACGGCACTCACAAATGTCAATGATCCCTGTGTAGGACAGCTTGTTATTCGTGTAGTATCCCCGCTCACTTGCCCTGAAACAGTTTCACAGAGTATTAAAATCTTGGTGTGGAAACATGCCAAGAATGTTGCTTTGTCGTGGCCAAAACCCAATGCATTTACTCCACTTCAATATGCTAATTTGACGTCTACCAAGGTGGAAAGACAAATTGATGTGAAAAATGCAGTGAAAGATACTCATTATTGTGTTCTCGATAAGGACCACAAAATGGAAGATAATCTTGATGCTACAAAACTTGTTTCTGGTGAAATGTGTGTAAACCTGCGAAATTCAACACGTGCTTTCAGACGAACGAGAGCCACAGCTGAAAAGTTGGATGCGCGTACGCGACTCCTCCCCAATATAGTGCGATACAATATTGGAGGTTACTTAGGATATTGGTCTAATATATACTACTTCTATCGAGGTGGTATAGCCTATAAGACCATATCAACAAGTAGCTCAGGAATAGTCACATATAGCGGACAATATGATGATGAAATCAGGAACTATGGTGAAGGCCCTTTTCACTATACACCTCCTAATAATCCCGTCAATGAAGTACAAGTGCCATTTTATTCTCAAACCCGACGAGAAGTCTGTAATCAGACTGCATCGCAGGGATTCCAGAATGTTCTGGCTTCATTGCCCTACGTTATTGTAAAGAAATACGCAGGAGAATTCACCACCGATGATGAACCACTTGTGATGATTGCAGCTAAGGATGATTTCACATTCGGCTTCCTAATCGGGAGTCCGCAATTGATACCGGCTGGATTTTCAACAGACCCCCTCCCCTAATCATGACAAAACCATTTCAGTGATTAGGTCTGTAAGAGGAGAGGAAAAGCAAATCCGAAGTACTAGAGTAGGAGCACAAGCCTCGAATGGGCACACGGTAAAGACGTGACCTATATCTTTGTTTTAGCGGCTAGTATTAGGATTGGACTACACAACAGGATAAGGAAGAAGTTGCGGCTATCAGGGTAACCCATACCGCAGACGGACACCTAAGAGAATGTGCTCGCCATTCTCCATACATACACAACCTATTTTGCACCGTTAGGCGTATGTATCTTGTCAGAGCTATAAGTAGTCTAGATAACAATAACTGATCTCTTGTCAGAGGATAACTGACACAAGCCCCACGGACTGACTGGAACGAGCTGTTAGCCTTCTCCCCGGAAGAGAAACGGGTGGCCGTGAATCGTAGTCACTTTGCTAGAGATAATAGCACCGCCGTTAGTTCGGCACCAATTGCGAAAGCACAATGAACTCACAAACTTACGAAATTAGATCCCAAGGTGCACTTGAGAGACAAATGAAGAAAGAAAGACAAATGCAGAAACGGACCGGAACCCCTGATCTTAGACTCACAAAACAAATTTTGAGATATAGATTGGTGGACATACTTGTAAATAGGAAACGGACCCAAATCCAGACTGAAGTGTCACTACATGATGTTGAAGATTTGGATATTTTCGAACAAATGTATAATAGGAAATTTGTAGAACGTCAGATATTTTTGAGCAATGAACGAACGACTCTTATTGAGACCATGAATAGTGTTAACGATAACGTCAGCCTAGCAACGAATACAGCTATGAGTTTGGCAAATAATGCAAACCGCACCATGGAGAATATCAATGGAGCCGTTTCCAAATTCGGAACTACAGCTGATCAAGCGTCAACTATTCTTGAGCAGTTGAAAGTAGCTATGACACCAATGAAATTTGAGTGGAACGATCTTGACATGATGCCCATCTTGATGAAACTTGCTAAAGTGCTTGTTAATTTTGGTATGGCAAAAGATGGGTGGAAAATTGCTTCATTCTTATTTAACGTGAGCGTTGAATTTGGTTCTGAAATAGTTGATGTTATCAAGAATTGGCTGTTTACACCCTCATACCATTCCCATTTGGTTGAAAAACAAGGATTGGATCTTGGCGCTTTTGAGACTTTTGCACATATAAAAGAAACTGTGATGGGGAATCAGAAGATGACTGTGACTGGACTTGCAATTGCGATAGCTGCTATCATGCAATTTGCTCTAGGACTACCAAAAGGAATGGACACTGAGAAAATGCTGGCTTTCTTTGGCAACAGATGTCGCCATCTAAAATCCATGGCTGATTTCTTCAAGTCAGCAGGCGATTTGTTCAAAGCCACTGCTGAATGGTGTATAGAGCAAGTTTTCCCGGGTGTTCTTAATCATAGTTTGGAAGCCTATCTTGATGGATACACGATTTGGTCTCAGAGAGTAATTTCTTTAGTAGATCCGGAAAATCCAATTGCTGAGAGAGTGAAGAAAGAAAAAGCACTGATATATGAAATAAATAATTTGTATAAACGTGGACTTCACTATTCTCGCAACATTTCAACTTTACGCATCCAACCCGATCAATCCGACCATTTTCAAAAATGTTTCGCCCTGTGTACAGCTTTCTTGAAAGAAGCTGACCATAGTGGCGTGCTTGGTAATCGACCTCGAACGAAACCATTGATGATCCACTTGTTTGGTGAGTCTGGAGTAGGCAAATCTGGTGTAACATGGCCCCTTGCTACTGATTTGAATGCAACTCTGTGTGATAATCTAAAACAAGCGAAGGATTGTGCCTCTGAGATTTACTTTAGGAATGCTGAACAGGAATTTTGGGATGGATATGCTGGACAAAATGTTTGTGTGTGGGATGATTTTGGTCAACTCGCAGATTCCAGTGCAAATCCGAATCCAGAATATTTTGAAATTATTCGAGCTGGCAACTGCGCACCATACCCCTTACATATGGCGTCGCTTGAGGAGAAAAAGAAGACGAAGTTTATATCACAGTATGTTATTCTAACGAGCAATGTGCTTGATCAAAAAGTAAACTCGCTAACTTTTCCCTCGGCGTTTCGTAGGCGTATCGATTTTTGTTTGAAGGTAGTTAACAAGAAGGGCTACACCAAAACTGGAGTTGATGCTGAGACTGGTGCTGTCGTAGAGCGACTTGATGTGACCAAATGCGCAGATGGAATTGATACTGATTGTTATGAATTTATTCGTTATAATCCCGAGACCAAACAAGCGTATTGTGGTAAAGATGGCAATGCTGTTGTATATACTTATGATGAACTTATTGATGAAATCGTTTCAGCTGCAGGAGCTAGTTTTGATATATCGATGACATTTAATGAGAATCTTTCAGATCGTATTGATCAAAATAGATTTGACAAAATAAAATCTCGATTTACCAAGGCGTTGCTAGTTAAAGCAGAGAGACAGATCCAAGTTAATTATAGTGTAGGTGATGACGATGTATTTTACAGTTTACCATTTGACCAAGAGATTGTTGAAGTGGACGTTCGAACCATTCCGAGTGTTAAAACGATGTTGAGAACCTTCCGTGAGAAAGCATCCAAGTTCCTGACGATCAAAAATGTGCTGGTTTCTATTGGAGTTTTGATAGCTGGCTTTGGCGTGTACAAACTTTTCAAGAATGATGAAGATGATACAACCAAAATGACCAAAGAAGCTAGTGTTTCAGGCGATTCTAGGACCCGGAATAGTAAGAAAATTCGAACGGAAGCTGGAGTGTCAGGAGATTCCAAAACTCGAAATGCCAAACGGATTGTCACTGAAGCTAGTGTGTCCGGAGATGTAAAGACTCGAAAACACAAAACAATTGTTACTGAGGCTTCTGTTTCTGGAGATTCCAAGACCAACAAGAGGCGACTAATTCAATCTGAGATATGGGCACCAAGTCCAGGCAAGAAATTAGTTATGTTTCTTAGGCAAAAGGCTAAAACGGAAGATGGCTGGGTATCCTACCAAACTATTCGTGAGAAATTAGGACAGTACAGCGACGAAGAATTTGCTGTTATTACTACCGAAGATTCTAAGAATAGATTGGAGAACGACCCGGTCGGGGAGAGAATACGTGCGCGACAAGGGCACATGTATGCTATCAACCCTGATTTAGTTTACGAGCCTACACAAGTAACCACAGCAACTCATTTTACGACCGAAGAAGGAATCAAGCCCATAATGGAGAATGGAATCAAGAGAATGAGACGAGCGCATGTTCATGCGTTCCCTGGAATTTTGTATGACCTTCCCAAAGGACTGCCTGACCGAACATTTGCCTTCCACATTGACTTGACGAAATGTGAAAATAAGTACCAGACCGGAAATGGATATATTATGATTGATTATGTACCTACGAATGCTTTTATTGGATATCACAGTATCATAAGTCGGGAAGCTGGTGTTTCTGGCGAATCCATTACAAAGAAGAACAAAACTGTTGTTTCTGAGATGGTTCAAAAAGAAGCATTTGCGGATATGACAGCCCAACAGCTTATTTTGCACAAGATTTTCGCCAACCAATATGTCATATCAACTAAAACTTTTAGTGTCACTGGCACTTTTGTTATCGATAACGTAATGGTGACGGTTAAGCATTTGTACGAACATCTTAGACAAGTTGAGAATATAACCATAACCAATACATATGGAGCTGAATTTACTGTACCCACTGCTGATTTAATAATTTCGTTTATAGAATATAGAAATGGTGATGAGAAAGATGCTATGTTAATACAATTTCCACGATATGTTCCTGCCCATACCAATATTTTGAAACATTTCCAGGAGATGCCAGAATTGGCTGAGCGAAGAGCGCAAGTGTGTGTGCCAACTCTGAGAAGAATTGGAGATCGATTGTATTCGCACATTTTGGGCAATACTGATTGCAAAATAGAAGATCGCACTCTTGAATTCGAAGATGAGACTGTCCAAGCCCGAGACACGTTGGTTTATGCGCTCAACACGACGAAAGGTGACTGTGGTTCTCCCGTTATTGTGAATGATACTTCTTTCAGAAGGAAGATTGCTGGAATTCACATGGCAGGAGAGATAGGAGGTCGCACTGCATTCGGTCAGAGTGTGACGCAAGACGATATCAAACGTGCAATGAAGAATTTCAAGGTTATAGATTTTGATGCTGATGAACTGCCAAATATTTGTAAGAGTAAGGTAGAACTACAGTTCAATGTTAATTATTCCCAAGATGATATTCTCAAAATGCTTGATATGCCTGCTGCCACTTTCAGTTTCCTAGGAGGCTGTAGCATGGTGAAACATGCTCCTGGCAAAACAGACATTCGCCCATCCCCAATCCACGGTTATGTAGAACCAATAACGAAACCTGCGAAACTTTATGATACCCATGTCAACATACTCCACAAGAATGTAGAAAAATGTGCTATTAATACGCCGTACATTCCTAAGGCTGAAGTTGATCGTGCGGTTAATGAGGTTCAATCGTTGTTGTTATCTGGTGATACACGCAAATATCTTGCTCGAATTTTGACTTATGAAGAAGCCGTTGCTGGGTCTTTAGATAGCCAGTATATTACAGGTATACATAGACAAAGTTCTGCAGGGTACCCACACGTGTTCAACACGAAATCGGGATTCCCAGGGAAAACAACATGGTTTGGAAAAGATGGCGATTATATCTTTGACGAAGGAATGAAGAAACTCGTTCTTGAACGCATTGAAAACGCTCGAAATTCTAAACGAACGCCAACCGTGTGGACTGACACCTTGAAGGATGAAAGACGACCAATTGCAAAGGTAGATCAAAACAAGACCCGTGTGTTTGCACATGGTCCTGTTGATTATAATCTCACTGTGCGAATGTTTTATGGAGGATTCATTGCCCATTTGATGGAAAACAAAATCACCAATGAACAATCTGTTGGAACAAATTGTTTTGGACCGGACTGGATGAGAACTGCAACCAAACTTTCTAAGTATGGTAAACGTGTGTTTGCAGGGGATTTTTCAACCTTTGATGGCACACTTAATTCTTGTATCATGGAGCGATTTGCGGATGTCGCAAATAAGTTCTATAACGATGGAGAAGAGAATGCCACAATAAGGAAAGTCCTTCTTTTGGAAGTTTACAACTCTGTACATCTTTGTGGAAATAAATTTATCCAATTAACTCACAGCCAACCATCTGGAAATCCTTTGACGACGATACTCAATTCTTTCTATAACTCTGTTTCTATGCGAATTGCCTATTATAGATGTTTTGATGGAGTAGCGCCGCCTTTTATGGAGAACGTTTCCATGGTTAGCTATGGAGATGACAACGTTATTAATTTCACGAAGAATGTTGCTGATCGATTTAACCAAAACACCGTCACCAAAGCTTTTGCGAGTTTTGGAATGATTTACACGGATGAAAGTAAATCAACTGGTACAATAGCACCCTGGCGTACTATTGGAGAAGTAGACTATCTTAAGAGGAGATTTAGGATGGTCGAAGGAACTTGTCGGGCCCCACTTGCCTTATCAACTATTTTGGAATCTTGTAATTGGGTTCGCAAAAGCAGCGATGACGTAGAAGCGTGTAAACAAATCTGCGAAATGGCATGCCGCGAGCTAGCGCAATATCCAAATAATGTTTTTGTGGAAAACGTTAACTTAATTGTTGATGCTTTCTACCAGGCCACAAATGAGTATCCGCTGATAAAGACGCAAGCCGATTATCTGGCGGATCAATCCCCACAGTTCTAAGACTTCAATGTCTATAACTTGCAACTGAAATGTTGTTAATCTATTGGCTCGAGAGCAGCATCTCTCAACAAAAACTGCCATTGTAGTTCATTCTACTAACACAATTCTCTCACGAGAACTGCGTGCACCCTGGTTAGGGGTTCACTCTTCGGAGTGTAATAATACTAACTAAATTAGCTTTTCTTTTCTTGGAAGAATCTATTATATTAATAGAAACTTCGCCTATCCCCTTCTGGGATAGGATCAGAATAGGTCTTTTCGACCAAACCATAATCAAATTTTTAAGCAATTTGCACGTGGGGCGGGTTTATCGACAGGACCGCTCCTACGGCCTTTTAGAACGAAGGTAATTCTGTC